GAAGCACAGGAGGTACAGGGTGGTACTCTAGACATTATTAATAATATTCAAAAATATGCAGACATTGATTACTATGAAAAGAACTTACTTAGACAACACGATACTTTGGATGTTAGTATCACTAATAGTAGCGACACAATTGTACTACAAGATGCAAGGAGTTTTCCAGAAAAAGACGGATATATTAGAATAGATGATGAGATAATATTTTACGCAACTAGAACTGATACAACCTTAAGTGGATGTTCTAGAGGTGTTAGTGGTAATACAAAAATTGGTGATCTATACAGTAAAAGTAATTTTGTAAGTACAACTGCTACAGCACATGCTGCTGGTCAAACAGTTTACAATATTAGTAATCTTTTTCTTTATGCATTAGTAAAGAATTTTGAGAAACAATATCTAGGTTCATTCCCTGAGAAATATCTTAGAGGTAGTGTTGATAAAAGAACCTTAATAAAGAACATACAGAATTTCTATAAAGCGAAAGGAACTGATAGTTCTATTAAGTTTGTTTTCAATAGTATTATTGATAAGGACTTTGATCCTCTTGATCGTACTAACTTAGCACAGTTTGAGTGGTTTATAAAATCTGAGTTTGATAATATTGCCATAGATGTTACAAGTCCAAATGGTCAATTTTTAGTTGGTGATAGAATCAAAACCACTACTGCTAGTGGAGAGATTGCTAAGATTGTTAGAAATGATCAGAACGTAATTACAAGAGTATATTTAAGACAAGTATCCAGCACCTTCTCTCTTGGAGATAGTGTTACTGGCACTACAGGATCAACATTTACTGCTAGTACAGTATATACATTCCCTAATGGTATTTTCTACATCAACTTTGGTAAATTGCCACAGTTATTTGGAGATTTTGAATATGGCAAATATTATTTTGCACCAGAAGGAATAAGGATCTTCCAAAACTGGCAAATTATATGGAATCAATCTGACCCTTCTAACTTACCGATGCCTATCCATCCAGATGGTCATCCTATGAAGTTTAGTACCACTAGAGAAGGTACATTACTTGGTGGTCAACAATATTACAACAGCAAACCTGTTCTTGGTGTCAAGACAAACTACGATAATGAATTCCAACCAGAATTCATGATGAATGTTGATGAGTCTAATAAGATTTACTATTATTGTGCTTATCATCGTTACATGTCAGGTCTTGATGGTGATGAAGGTTACATGGAGTTGGTTGCTAATACAAGACCAAGAAAAATTGTAAAACCTGAGGTATACAAACCAAGAGATTTTACATATAAAGCATCTAATGCAGATTGGATAAACGTATATGCACTTAAGTGTAAAGTTATATCTGGTGATGTAAAAAGTTTAGTAGGAAAGAAAATAGTTCAATCTGATACAGAAGAGTATGACTATGCAGATGCTGTTGTAGACAATGTATATGCAGATGGAACTAGAGATGATGAGGTAATCTATAATATAGTTTTAGCACCAGAGACAGTTAATGGTACATTTGGTGTCTCAACTAAGACTCAACTTGAGAAAGTGCTAATAGGCACTAAGTCTAAAGGAGATAGGATTGATGTATTCTCTACTACTGGTTGGGATAATACAGGATCAGTATTGATTGGTGATGAGACAATTACATTTAGTGAAAAGACTGTAGGTCAATTTATTATTGACAATAGATTAGCACAGACTGCTGTGCAGCACGATGTTGGTACACCAGTATACAAACCTGTTACAATAGCAGGATCTGGTGTCACGTTGTTGACGATGGGTATTGTTTATAATTTACAACCATCAGATCCACAACCATACTCTTTTGTAGGAGATAAGATACAAGTATCTAATCCTGGTTTTGAGACTTCTGATTCTAAGATTGTAAACGTAGGAACAAATCAGACTAGATGGATATTAGGAACTGGTGCAGCAGTTAATGTTCCTACATTATCTGCAGTTGCTACATCATTAGATCAAGTACCAACAAATGTATCTGCTATACTTGCAGATGATCAGTATTATTATATTGCTAGTTCTAGTTTCCCATCACATAAAATTTTAGATGGTTCTACTGTGACACAAACAGTATTGGATCAGAAACTTCTTCGTATTATTAGAAAACAAGCAACTAGAACTACAGAAACATATCCTACACCTAAGAGAGATATTGGTATTGGATTAAATGGTGTTCCTTTTTATGGTTATAAAGATGCAGAAAGTATTAGATATGGTAAGTTAGAACAAATCAAGGTTGATCTTCGTGGAACTGGATATGTAAGACCACCATTTGTATTGATTGATCAAGTACCTAATAAAGCAAGAGCAATATTAGCAGGACAAGTTGTAGAAAGCATAAGTGTGGATACTACTGATGTATTTCCTAGAACTCCAGACGTATTAATTACATCTGGTAGAAATGCTGCTGTTCGTGCTGTAGTAACTGGTGGTAAGGTCACAAGTCTTATACTTGATAATGCTGGTGAGTTCTATTCTTCACCTCCACAAGTTGTAATTAGAGATAATGCTGGTAGAGGTAGGTTTGCTGAGTTTGAAGCAGTTGTTAATACTGATGGACAGATTACTGGATTTAATAAGATTGCAGAGGGTAACTTCTATAATCAAAATACTGTAATAGTTGAAATAGTTCCAGTGGGCAGTGGTGCAACTGGTATACCTCTTCTTAAAGAATGGAATTTTAATAGATATAAAAAATTAGAAACTAAATTAGACACAGAGAATGGTTATGTATTTGGAAACAGCAATAACGTATTGGAGTATGGTTATGGTTATGCTGCAAACCCGAAAGCACTTCGTGTTTCTCTTAGTGATAACCTAAACAGTGCTGGAACAGAACCAGCATCTAAATCACACTCACCTATTATTGGTTTTGCTTATGATGGTAATCCAATCTATGGTGCGTTTGGTTATCAAGATCCTTTAGATTCTACGTCATCTATTACTAGAATGACATCTAGTTATTCTATTAATGGAAATCGTTCTGAAGGACCTGACTTGACAACCTATCCTATCGGAACTTTTGTCAATGACTATACCTATACCCACAAAAGTGGCACACTAGATGAAAACAATGGAAGATTTTGCACCACCCCAGAATTTCCGCAAGGAACTTATGCTTATTTCATTACTATTGATAGCAATCAAGTACCGCAGTATCCATACATTATAGGAGAGAATTTTTATTCTCTTCCTGTAGATAGTAATTACAATTCTGATATTAACCAGAACGACATTCCTAAAAAAGCAAGACGTTTTTACCAAGCAGGAATGCCACGTAATGGTGATGGTTTTATTGCACAAATAGAAGAAGTAAAACAAGGTAATGTTGAGAGTGTTAGTGTATTAGATACATCTGCTAACTTCTCTATCAACTCGCAGTTATATTTTGACAATACAGGAACACAAGGTTCAGAAGCAGAAGCAATCGTTAGTTCTGTAAAAGGTAAAGATGTATCTTACTTACAATCAAAAGAAAACAAGGTTGTTAAACTAACAATCATTCAAAGTGCATACTTATTTGCAGATGATACGTTATCACAACCGACGTCTGGTGCATCTGGAACTATTGTTGGAACAGTTAAGAATGATAGTACAATTGTATTGAAAAATGTAACTGGTACATTCAATAATACTGGTACATTCTCTGCTGCTATTAAGACATTTGATATTTTATTAGATCAAAGAAGTTCTTACACTAAAGGTGCAATATTAAGTTTGACTGATGGTGTAAATGCTCCTATTGCTACTGCCGAAGTATTAGAAGGAACGTCTGCCCAAAACGTAGTCCAGATCAAGGTTTTGACAGGTACATGGACTACTGATAACACATATTTCATACAGTCTAATGATTTGTTCAATACATCTGGAACTAGAATAGTAACACTCACATCATTGAGTGATGGATTAGAACCATTTGAAGTAAATCAAAGTGTAGCACTAATAGAAACCACATCCAATCATGGATTGGGAATTGGAGACAATGTAACTATTGACATCAACCCTGATGATGCAACTAAAACAAAAACATACTACATTAGAAAGAGATTATATCAAGAGGCAGTTCTAATACCTCCTAATGCAAAGACCAATATTAATTTTACAGGAATAGGAAGATATGAAATCCTTAATGGTGGTGCTGATTACACAGCTGGCACTTACACTAGCATTGCTCTTACTGGTGGATCGGGATCTGGAGCAACTGCTACCTTTACTGTATCTTCTGCAGGGGTAGTTTCTGGTATACAGATACAAGATGCTGGTGTAGGATATGCAAGAGGAGATTATCTTGGAGTTGCAGATGAGGATCTAGTAAGATCTGGTGCATCACAATCAACATCAAGGTTTACAATCTATGTTGGTCATGTAGGTGTTGCTGTTGGTGCAACAAAAGTTACTGTAGATAACGCACAAGGATTTGCAACAGATGACTTTATACAAATAGGTCAAGAAGTTTTAAAGATTGCTGGTATTAATGGAAACGATCTTTCTGTAACTAGAGGACAAGAGGGAACTACAGATGTAGATCATTTTGATGGACAGGAAGTATCTCTTTACAATGCTCAATATAACTTTACAAATAATTACCAGATCTTTAGTGGTTCACTATCAGGTTACATACAATCCTATGATCCTATAACACATAAGATAGTTGTTGTATATGATTATGCAACATTAAACACTAATGCAAATAAAGTTGTATTGAGTTCTAGTTTCTTTGATACTAGCACACCACAAAGATTGGTTGCTGTTAGATCTGCTGAAGATGTAGTATACAAATTTGAATTCTCAGAAGATAATAGTACATTTGTACCTAACCCTAACATAGATCTACAAGAATTTTACAAGTATAAGTTTGATACGTCTCATTCTAGTCTCACTGGGACTTACTTTGATATTAGTCCAAGTAGTAATTACAATTTAATTACAGTAGAGAAAATTGAATCAACTATATTACCTGGTAATGCTGGTGCATTTACAGATGTTAAGTTTGGATTTGGTTCTAGACTTACTACTAATACATATCAAACAAAAACTGGAACAGATTTTACAAACTTCTATTACTTTGATAATAAGAATGTAGTAAACTCTGGAGGATCATACTTTAAACTTGTAACTGATCCTCTACAAGGAACTAAGACTATCAATTATGTTACACCAAATCGTTTTGTTTATGATGTTACCAGTACTCCTCTTTGGGATGGTTCTGGATCCATTTCTTATACTACTAATGGTCAGTTCGCTATCGGTAAGATTAATACAGTCGGAATTATAAATTTAGGATTAAACTATAAGAAAGTTCCAGTTATCACTGGTGTTGATCCTGCAGAGTCTTACAGAGCAGCAGCAACTGTAACATTTGATGCAGCATCACAAACTATTACAGGAGTTGACATTACAAATGAAGGATCTAACTATGTAAATCCTAAAATTGTAATAACTAAGTCTGATGGATCAGATGTAAAATTCAATGTTCTTGTAAGAGAAGGTAAAGTCACATCTATTACTGTAGAAAAACCAGGCAGAGGTTATACATATGCACCTGAGATTCTTATTGTAGAAGGTGAGGTAGAAGCATTTGTTGAGAGTACATCTATAGGTGTACCACAGAGTGTAAGAATAACATCTAACGGTGGAGCATTCCATTTAGATGAAACTGTGTCATCTACATTCCGATCTAACTATGTTCTTGCATTGAAAAATTATAATGGCAACTTTAGAATTGGTGAACAAGTAGTTCAAAAAATTAATGGTGTAGAAGTATTCAGAGCAACAGTTGTAGATTGGAGATTTGGATCTAATTTACTTAAGGTAGAAAATTCTACTGGTATAGTTCGTGAAGATGTTTCTATAGAATCTACAATTATGCCAGTATCTGGTATAGTACAATCTATATTTGTAACTACATTTAGTGAAGAGATTTCTAGTTTTTATGATAACTTAGGTTTCTATCAATCAGACAAAGGAAAACTAGGTGTACAAAATCAAAAGATAATAGACAGTTTATTCTATCAAGATTATTCTTATGTTATTAAGTCAGGAACATCTATTGAGCAATGGCGTGATCTTATCAAAGCAACTACACACCCTGCTGGTTTCAAATTATTTGGTCAAGTTGATATTGAAGCAACTGCTAATTTTGCAACAAGAGATCAAGGTTCATTAGTTGAGTTGCCTAAAGATCGTACACCTGATGCAACACACTTCACCGTTGTACAACTTTGGGATCCTGAGAAGAATAAGATTACAGTTGAGAACTCAAGTAGAATTGTTACACAGACTGTACAGAAAGTTGAGAACCAAAGAATACGTAAAGGATTTGGTACTGCTGCAACAAGTGAGTTTAATTTTAACGAAGCAGAGGCATTTGAGTTTACATTAGGTGCAGTATTTGATGGAGCATTTGATAATGATGGTAGATTACAAGGAACTACTGCATTTACAACTAAGAAAGATGGTGTGGCATTTAACTTAGCAGATAATAAGTTAAAAAATATGATTGTGACTCTTGATGGAGTTATACAAGAACCTGGCATTGCATATACTATAAATTCTGGAAATATTACATTCTCACAACCACCTCTTGTTGGCGTTACATTCTATGGTAAGGTCTTTAAATTTAAAGATGAACAATACAATACAAAATACTTTAAAAAATTAAGAAATATATTCCAACGTGGTGGTACATGGATAGATTCTGCAAATCAAATTGAAAGAAATGTACAGTTTATTATTGATGAGACTATTGGATATGGTAAAGCAACTCACCCATCATTAGACTGGAGTACCAAACAAGATGATTATGAGGCAAACATCAGAGCAATCTTAGATGCTTATCAACATGATATTAGATTTGGTGGAAATATCAAGACAATTGATTATGCATCAATCTTTAGTTCGGGTAGTGCTTATCTTTACATTAGGAATTATAAGACACAATCTAATGATATATTTGAGTATGCAACTAGATTAGCAAAACTTGCAATTAGGAACTGGGACTTTGTTGATGTAAACATTGCATATGTTCAAGGTCAGAAAACAATGACTGTCAGCAGCACTAAGAATCTTGCTGTTGGTTTGTTTGTAAGTTCTGGTAAATCATATCCAACAGGAACTAAGATTGTATCTATTGATAGTGATACACAGGTCACATTAAACAATGCTGCACTTGCAAACTCTGGTGGTGGCGGTGGTGCTCCATCTGGTACCACTCCTGTATCTGGCACAGGTAGTACAACTACTATTGGCACTAGCACTGCACAAGTTCCATTAGGAAGCACATTCACTGTGCCACCTGGTGCAACTGTCACAGTACCTCTTTCTTTCTCAGGTACAACACAAGCTAAGTTTGGTTGGAGTGCATTGAACAATGGTATGTTCTATAAAGCAGGAGAGTTGATAGAGAAGAATGAAACAGAAATTATTCAATTAGCATTGAATGCAACTCAAACACAGTATCCAAACTTAGGTTGGGGTGGAGGTCCTGGTGTAGCACCATATTATCCTCTTCAAATGAGACCATTGATACAGGCGTATGTTTATCATCTTAAGATGGGTGGTAATTTTAAAATTGTAGAGAATGCACAAGCATACTATAAACAAAATGATTATCCTTATGGTGAAGAGTTGTATTACGATGCATCATCTTTAGGTGAAGTCCAGAAGGGAATTACTGGAACTGTGGAGTCAACAATTTTCATAATGAATGAAGTTAAAAATAATTGTATACAGGCAATGAGAAATCAGTTGTCAATCACAGATCCTAATGTTCTTGTAGATTCTCTAAGTCCTGTATGTGCAGAAGTAGAGAGTACACTTAACACATACCATGATATTACTGAGACTATTATTACAGAAGGGCGTGGACTTGTAGAGAAGACACCAGTTAATCAAAATAAGTCTGGTTATTGGACTGGTACAGTAACATATTCTAATTACAATATACTTGGTGATCCTTTACTTCCTGTAGAGGAATGCACTACTGTCATCTCTGCAATGGATTCACTGTATGAAAATTTAAGTGATGTTGTAAAAGAAGAGTCTGTAACAAGAAGTCTACCTGATTATATTGATGGTGAGACCACAGACTTTGAATTATATTGGGATGATAATACTGAAGTAAACACAGAAGAAGATGAAGATTTATTCCTTACAATCAATTCAGTATTACAAAGACCTAAGTTTACAGAAAACTATCCATTAAAAGATGCTTACTGGATTGATAGAACTGTTATTCCTAACGTAATTAAATTTGATACTGCTCCTATATGGGATCAAGACTTAGGTGCTAAGAGTATTGGTGAACCAACTGCTGTAGAAAAAGTTGTAGGTATTGGTGTTTCTAATTACAAGAGATTGACAATTGATTTTGAATTGGTAGATGGTGTTAGAAACGGACCTTTCTTAATTCTTGATGTATTAGATGGAACTGTTCAAAGCATTGAATCCGAAGATAGTTTGTATGTATTCTTAGATGGTGTACTACAAGTAAATGGAAAGGCGTATACTGTTTCAGGTCCTAATATCACATTCCATGATTCTATCAAGAAAGATATGCAGATTGACATGCGTTACATCTATGGTAGAGACGTAGGTCAAATATTAAACATATATGACTTTGCACCTGACACTTATTTCAGTCAAGGAACTTTCTCATTTGTTGCTTCCCAACAAAACATGGATACTTTGTTAAGTTATACATGGATGGGTGAAAAGATAGGTAATCCTATACATGTGTGGCAAACAAGAGCAAATGGTACTAAGAATGTAATAGGTGAACTTTCAAACCCAATTAGAACTGGAAACACTGTAGTATTTGAATTAAAATCTCAAAACTCAAATATCGAGTCGGGACTAGATTATACATTTGCATCAAAAGGAAATTACAATAATAGTTTTGTACTAACAGATGCAGATATAACAAATGAGATTTTAAATCTCAAGAAAGATAGTGATGGTAGAAATATATTAAAAGATCCTAACTCTGATTGGTTTGGAACAGTAGTTGGTAAAACATATGTTGCACCATTTGTATATTTGTCTAATGGAGACAATATTAAAGTAGAAGGTGAGACAGGTTTTAGAAAAATTAAAACTCTCCCTACTGAAACTACAAGTAAAGATGGAAGACCTAACGAACAGACATCTGATGATATCTTTGGTTCAGTCTCAGTTGAGACTTATACTGGAATCACGAGAGGAGAAGGTCTTTCTGTCGTTGCAGAAATTCAGAATGGATCTGTAATATCTCTTACATGGAACCAGCGTAGTTATGATCCAATTACACAACCAACTGCATATCAGTATTATACACCTCCTGTACTTAAGTTTGAGACATTAGATGGTAATGGTGGTGGTGCTAAAGCAAATGTATTAGTAAGTAAGGGTCAGGTAATTAGTGTTGATCTACTTGATGGTGGTTCTGGATATACCAAAGCACCTAAGGTTATCACAACTAGAAGATTTGATATCTTAAGTGAAAGAGACGTTGGTGTTTCTCTAATCAATGTTGCTATCAATCCATTTGTGGAAACTGGTGGAATGACTGCTTTATCAGTTGTTACTGAGATTGATGAGTCTGGTCTTACAGGTATTACAGGTGTTAGTTCTCTATCAGTACAGGTAGCGGGTGATGCTGAGATTGTTCTCGAAAGAGAATTTACTCCTGACGAGATAGAGGTATTCTCTATTGGTGGAGCATTAGATCCACAAAGAGATTATCTAGAACTTAATACTAACAGACCTACTCCTGCTAGTGAAGTTCAAGTATTTGAAGGTCCTACTTATGAAGCAACTGTTGTTTCTGCAGAGGTTCAAGATATTGTATCTCTCAATTCTATATCTACTGTTTCTAAAGTAATCACACAGACTCAGCAGATTGAGATTCCTAATAATGCAATCAGCAATGTCAACTACTTTGAGAATGCTGCACTATTGGATCTTGACTTCCTCATCGGTGATGTTATTGCTTACATTGCTGATACATCTAAGTTTGCTCCTAGTGGTAGATTGATGATTGGTGATGAGGTTATATACTATGAGAAGAAGATTAATGATAGATTCTATCAAATCATTAGAGGATATCAAGGAACAACTGAACAAGATTGGGTTGCTGGAACTTACCTCAGACAGATTGAAGATGTAACAGTTATATCTGCTGGTCTTGTTGAAGTTGAGTCTGAAAGCGATGTTAGAATGGTTAACATTGGACTCGTCGGTTCTGGATTTGAAAGACAAGTATTCAGACAAGTAACATCTCCTGATGACTTAGACATTACTAAGGAATCAACTGAAGTTCTTATTGTACCTCCACCTGGCGGTGCAGTTGATGGATATGAAGAGACAGCGTTCATTAATGATCCTATACAACAGAGAAATCAGAACCAAGTTGATTTGATTGAAAATGCTCTTGGTAACTATACTGTTACTCAACGTGATGGAACAATCATTGAAGTAAGAAACGAACTATTTGGAACTAACGAATATATCGGTTCATATATAAAGACTACTGTAGGTTCTAATATAGGAAACTGGCAGTACATAGCATTTGATGATGGAACTGCTGACGTATCTAACCTAACAATCGCTGATATATCAACATACTATCCATCATTGACTCTTGGTGATTTTGTAGATAGAGCAAACTCCTCCTTCACAAAGGCAGGAGATAAGTTCAATCTTGCATTACCATCAATACAAAATCCTGTCGCTATTAGTTCTACAGTAGGAACTATTGGTGGAAATATTGTTGTACAAGATACAACTTACTTCCCAACAACAGGGTATATTTTACATAACAATGGTACATATACAGGTATAATTAAGTATACTGGTAAGACTGCTAATACCTTCACTGGTTGTACTAGACATAATGGTGATAATCAGATTGCGTCTGGATCTGAGATAGTACCTATATCAATCGTATAAATAAACGTATAAATAACTCAGGCACTTAATACAATAACGTCGGAACAGGAAAAACAATGGCTGCTATTATCTCTGATAAGTTTAGAATTTTTAACGCTAAACAATTTTTAGAATCTTTAACCGAAGGACCCAACGATACGAGTTCGGAAAGATCAAGAATGTATTTCTTTGTGGGAAGACCACAACCATGGAAGGCATATTTAGAAATACATACCAAGAACTCAACGGCTTTCGTAGTCGGAAATGAAGTTTATGTGGGTACATATGGATCGACTGCTTTTCGTGCCACAGTTGCAGCAGTATATGACACCGCTTTATTATTAACCGACGTTTTTGGAAGTTCTGGTGTTAACTCTGCTCCTCCTCTTGGATCTGCATTAAAAGGTAGAACAGGTGGTGCTGGCGGTTCTGACACAGGTGCTACAGCAGTCTCTGGTGTATATCGTTACGCTACTGAAGATGTTCCACCACTTCCTCTAGATAATCAGAGAGAAAAGATTACTCTATACGACGAATTAATTGCTGCCAAACGTATTACTGATTCTTTTGCAAGAACAGTTATCCGCCGTTACAACTGGGATCTAGTTGCTAACCCTAAGTATGACATGTTCAAACCAGACTACTCTGCTACACCAGGTGGCGGTGGTCAAGTTGGTAAACAAGCAGCGACTGGTGCTACAAGCATCTCAGATGCTAAGTTCTATGTAATGAACACATACTACGAAGTATTTAAGTGTCTCTATAACGGAGAGAACCCTAGCAACACTACAGGACAGAACGCAACCGAAGAACCATATACTGCTGGTGGTAACTATGATTCTGCAACTGGTCTTTATACAGAGACAACTGGTGCAGGATACATCTGGAAGTATATGTACACTATTCCTACTGATGATGTTCTTAAGTTCTTATCATCAGACTTTATGCCAATCGTTCTTCCTGCTAACGTAAGTAGAACCGCAGTTGCTGGTATTGCAGTTTCTGGTGCTATTGATGTAGCACTTATTGAGAATGCTGGATCAGGTCTTCCTGCTTCACAGACTCTATACACTGCTATTGTTGGTGATGGAACAGGTGGTAAGGTTAAGTTTGTAACAAACGGTGCTGGTACAATCACATCTGCTGAAATTGAAGCACGTGGATCAGGTTACACTTATGGTAACGTACTATTAGGAAATGGTAACTTATTCTCTAACGCTGGTTTATCATCTGCTGTAACAACTGGTGCTTCTGCTGTTGGTGCTATCGAAGTTGTTCTACCTCCACAAGGTGGACATGGTTCTGATCAAGAAGTAGAACTTAATGGTAAGCGTGTTATGACTAACATTCGTCTTACATATTCAGAAGGTTCTGGAGACTTCCCTGTAGATAACGACTTCCGTAGAATTGGAATTATTCAAGACCCATTTAACTGGGGTACTACAACATTCTCTACTTCTGATACATTATCTGGATTAAAAGCAGTTAAGATTACTGGTGCTTCTGCAGACTTCTCTGTTGACGAGAAGATTACACAGACTGTAACTGGTGGTACAGCATATGGTACAGTTGTATCATGGACATTAGACAGTGGTTCTACAACTGCTGGAGTTCTTAAGTACATCCAAACAAACGATGCACACACAGACTCTGGTGTAGTAAGAGGATTTGAGTCTAATGGTTCTAACGCAATCACTGGAGAACTTTCTACTGCATCTGGTAACGTAGATACTGCATATGGTTCTACATTATTAGGCGTTACATTCTCATCTGGACTTGCTGCTCCTGAGATCGAAAATAACTCAGGTGAGGTAATTTATGTTGAGAACAGAAGACTAATCACTCGTGCACCTGACCAGATCGAAGATATCAAGTTAGTAATTGAATTCTAAGCATTATAAAACTTCGCTAAATAATATGACGAGAATACTAGTATTATTGGCGGAGTAAGATGCCTCAGAAGACGAACCTAAACGTAAGCCCATATTACGAAGATTTTGATGCGAAAAAGAATTTTTATAAGATTCTTTTCAGACCTGGCTATTCTATCCAAGGTAGAGAACTAACACAGGTTCAATCAATTCTTCAAAACCAAGTAGAGAGCTTCGGTAAATATGCCTTCAAGCAAGGCGAACTTGTTATTCCTGGTGAAGTAGGACTTAACACAAAATTAGATTACGTAAAATTATCATCTGTTTCAGAAGTTGCAGTAAACGATGGTAATAATAATATTGTTTATAAAAAATATGATATATCCCAATTAGTTGGAGAAGAACTACTTGGGTTAACTTCTGGTGTCAAGGGAAGAATAGTTTCTACGAAACTGGCAACAGAAAGCACAGCAGATACTTTGTTTGTAAATTACGTCAATAGTGGTTCGTCTAACACTGAGACTACATTTAGACAAGGTGAGACTCTAGAAGTTGTTGATGGTGTTAATACACCTTTACTCGTTGTAGGTACAGATGGTAGTGTTCTACCAACCAGTATTCAAGTAACTAATCCTGATACAAATGAGGTAACTTCATTAGAAAGTCCTGCTATGGGATTTGGTTCTGCTGTTAAGGTAGAAGAAGGTATTTACTTTGTCAATGGTTATTTTGTTCGTTGTGAATCAGAACTATTAGTTATTGATGAGTATTATAATAAACCATCTGCAAAAGTTGGTTTTACAATTAAAGAAGAGATTGTTACTCCAGAAGAAGATCCATCATTATATGATAATGCAATAGGATCATCTAACTATACTGCACCTGGTGGACATAGATTAAAAATATCTCTCATATTAAAAGAGTTTGCTCTTAATGCAATTACTGATAAGAACTTTATACAACTTCTTACAGTATCAAGAGGAGTAATCCAAAGAAAGGTTGAGTCTACAGACTTTAGTGTATTAGAACAAACACTTGCTCGTAGGACATTTGATGAGTCAGGTGATTATGTTGTAGATAATTTTTCTGTAGACATTAGAGAATGGGCACAGAAAGATGGTAACAGAGGTTTGTATGCTGTAGATGAATTTGGTTTATACAATGGATATAATGCAACTGAGTCTTCTAGAAAGATGGTTGCAAGTATAGGTCCTGGTAAAGCATATATTAAAGGTTATGAGATTGTCAATAAAGAGACTAAGTATCTTGAGATTGATAAAGCAAGAGAGAGTCTTTCTACTGACAATGTAAATTTAAAATCTCAGGGTCTTCCATCATTTAGTGTTACCAATGTATTTGGTAGTGTTCCTTTAAACAAAGAGGGATCTGATCTTACTGCATATCCTGACGTATTTTTATACAATACATTTAATGATGGTTCTGTTGGATTAAACAATACAGAATTATCTACAGATCATAGACAAACAATTAGTAGAAGAGGTCTTAACTTTACTCCCGATGATGGTATAAAGACCATAACACTTCAAATAACAAACACTACAACTCTTATAGGTGCTGTAACAGATGCAACTTTCCAAAGTCAGTTTGGTGAATTGTTCTACATCAAAACTAGAAGTGATCTTGGCACACCAACAGCAATTGGTTCTTTCAAAACATTATCTTTTGCCACTACTAATAAACCACTTATCAATCCATCAACATCTGTTCAATTTTTAGAAATCACAGTATTCGGTCCTAAAAATGAATTAGAACAGTTATTGTTAGAGTATGATTTATCTGATACTGAATTTAAGAGAAAGGTTTTCTTAACAGAAGCAAATGCACAGACAAACTCAGGGGATGAGTTTGGATTTGTGGTAGATTATTCTCCTACTATCACTCCTGTAATAGGTAAAGTAAAACCTAACAACTTCTTCTTGAAGCAAAGAGGTTCTGGTTTTAACTCAGACTCAGATATCATTCTTTCTAGAGGTCGTCTTGCTGCAGGAACTAATGCATACAATACAACATTTGGATTCTCTTACTTTGATCCACAGTTCTTTACTAAGATAGTTTTAGAATCTGTTCCTACAGGAACTAATGCATTTGATGAAGGTAAATATGTATTTGGTATTACAAGTGGTGCTTATGGTGTTGTAGAAGGAACTGCATCTGGTGTTTATAGTACAGGTGTACTACTATATGTGAAGACTCTATCTGGTAGATTCTTACCTGGTGAAACAATTAGAGATGAGGGTGGTGTAACTGTAAGAATTGCAAAAGAAAATACAATATCACATTTCATAATTCAAAATAGAGGACTAGGATATGCTGATGGTGCTACTCTATTAATTAATGGTCTAGAGTTTGATAGTTCTAAGATAGATCTTTCAAGAACTACAGATGGTAAACTTTATAAAGCATCTGTTGCTAATAGATCTGCTGTAGGTATTGAGTATGCTCAACCTCCTGCTATCACTGTAAAAAATCCAGAGGGTTCATCTGCTCCTAATGCTGCTGCAAGTATTGTTCCTATCTTGTATAGAAACACAGTCACTACATATACACCACAAAATGTTAAGTCTATTGGTTGTGCTTATGGTTCTGGAAATGCAAATGATTTCTCTGCTGATGTTGTCGTAGATAGTCAAAAGTATTCTGAGATTAAGACTGTAACTGACTATACATTTTTTGGTTCACAAGGATCTACATTTATTGAATCAACAAGTTTCAGTGCTGATGCATCAACTGCTGTACAGCAAGGTGACCTTGTACAATTCTCAGATGATGATAATAATCTTGTTAGATCTATTGTTCAGTATGCAACAGAACAAGAAGGAGCATACAAATCTAGAATTTACTTAGACACAGCTTTGCCTGGTGCAGTTACTAATGCTAGTATTGTAAGATTACGTCCAAAGGTAGACAATGCTGCAAAGGGCACATTACTATTTTCTACTGGTAGTAAGCAAGTATCTCAAATATCTTCTGGTGGAGATGATACTAAAATTAAATATTACTTCCGTAGAGATTTTGTAACTACTGCAACTACAGGTGGTGGTACAATTACATTCGCTGCACAGTTACCATTTGGTACACAAAGATTTGCTGCATACAGTGAAGAGAATTATATCATTACTGTATTAGATCCTGGTGATGCACCTGACATAATAAAAGGTGATATCATTTATGTTCCAACAGATGTTGTAGATATTTCATCTGCTACTGATACTGCTAGTGGACTAACATCAGGTAGTATTAGTTTACAGTTATCATCAGCATATTTTGGAAATATACCATCTAATGGTACTTTCCCTAAACTTAAGTTAACCGCAACACTAGAAGTATCTAATGCAAAACCAAGACTTAAGACTGTAGTAAAAAATAAGAGAATCACAGTTACATCTGCTGGTGATCGTGTTGTGCCATTAAGAGGTACAGACTATGATACAGAAGTTGTAGAAATTTTATCTTATGCAGATGCTTTTAAATTAAACTACGTTTATGAAGGAACATCATCACAACCTCCTGAGATTGATACTGCTGGTAATATAATTTCTGGTACTGATGTAACATCAAGATATACATTTGATGATGGACAAAGAGATACAATCTATGATGTATCACGTATTGTTTTAAAACCAGGTTTTGAAGAAACAACTGGTCAACTTGTTATTTCTTTCGATTACTTCGAGCATTCACAAGGAGATTTCTGTACTATTGATAGTTACTTACATGAGGCAGGAGTTTCAGAAGATGAGATTCCAACATTCGACTCATCTGTTCTTGGTATTACAGAACTCAAGAACGTAATTGACTTTAGACCAAAGGTTGATAGCACTGCTATTATACCAGGTTTCCTTGATACATCAACACTAGAAAGAACAGAAGGATCATTCTCTGGTGCTGGTGCTATTGTTGCAAGTAGTCCTGCTCCTGATAAGAATTTAGAATATACATTCTCATTCAGTCAAGTTCAATACTTAGATCGTATTGATGGTATCTTCTTAGATAAGAAAGGTAATTTTGTAGTTAATGAGGGTAACTCATCTCTTAACCCAACTAAACCAGATCCAATAGAAGATGCAGTACCATTGTTCTATGCATATATTCCTGCATTTACCAAGACAAGTAAAGATGTAAGAATAACTCCAGTTGATAATAAACGTTACACAATGCGTGACATTGGTAAATTAGAGAAACGTATTGAAAGATTAGAATACTACACAACACTTAGCATACTAGAACAGCAAGCACTTAACATGCAAGTTAAGGATGAGATAGGTCTTGACAGATTTAAGTCTGGTTTTGTTGTTGATAATTTTGAAGCACATAAAGTTGGTAATCTTAAATCATTAGATTATCGTTGTGCTGTTGATGCTCAACAATCTGTACTACGTCCACAATCTAAAGAAGATTCTGTAGGATTAGTAGAAGTTAATACAAGAGAAGATCAAAGAGCAGTTTCTGGATATAAGAAGACAGGACATATGGTTACACTACCATATTCTCCATTGTCTTTATTAGGAAATAGTTTTGCATCATCTACAGTAAATCCAAACCCATTTGTTGTACTTCAGTATGTTGGTGATAGTGATGTATCTCCATCAATAGATCAGTGGTATGATTCAAGTATAGAACCAGTTGTTGTAGATACAAATACAGATCTATTCAATATATTCTTGGCAAAAGAAAGTGTAAAAGAAAGTTTCTCTAGTTTACATAATTCATTTGTTATTAACTGGGTAGGTGCTACATCATCATTTACTGCTATTAATTCATTAGGCAATGTCAATACACAAGTTGCTAATACATCAGTTCAAACTGCATCTGTTGGAAGTTCTTCTAACATCAGTCCACAAAACAATGAAGTAGGTAAAGGTCTACAGACTAAATCTGTAGGTGATAGTATTGTTTCTACATCATTATCATTCTTTGCAAGAAGTGTACCTATCAAATTTAAAGTTGGTAGGATGAAACCTAATACAAGATTATATGTTTTCTTAGAAGGTAGAGATATTAGTCGTTGGGTAAATCCTGACCTTAGATATACTGGTATTGCAGGAAACTCTCTATCAGCATTTAATGGATCTATTACTACAGATGAGTATGGTAATGCTAGTGGTTTGATTATACTACCAGCAGGAACACCTCCTAATGAAAATGCTATATGGGGTGGAGACATTGATACTGTTGGATATGATGCATCAGCAGAATCTTTAAACTTCACTGTAGGAACTCTAACATTTAGATTTACATCTAGTGCTACTAATGCAGCAAAAACAGATGTTGATAGTTACACAGAAGTTAAGTATTATGCTACAGGTATTCTTCCAGAGAATCCTTCAAGTATTGTGTCTACAAAACCATCTGTCTTTAAATCTAATGAGGGTGTACAGTTAATCGAAAGTAATACTGACAATCCTGTAAGACCTAATCCTCTTGCACAAACATTTAAAGTAGAAAATCTAGATGGTGGTTGTTTTGTAACTGGTATTGATTTGTATTTCAGTAAGAAGAGTACAACAATTCCTATTAAAACATATATCACAAATGTGGATGCTGAAAAACCAGCAAAAAATATTGTACCTGGCAGTGAAAAAACATTAACACCCAACACATTCCTTAAGTGTTTTGCTAGTGGTAACATGTCAATACTCAAGGGTGAAAATGTTACTGGTGCATCTTCTACTGCGTCAGGTCCTATACTCAAAGTGTTTGATAAGAATAATGTAGAATTAGTTGCAACTGCATCTGGTAGATATAGTCTTACTAACGAACAAGTTTATACTGTTGTTCTTAGCAATCATAATGGTAAATCATTCCTACCAAATGAAGATCTAATTATTCCATCTGTAACTCTTGCTAATGATACAGGTGGTACAGATTTTGTTCTTGCTATTGCAAAAAATAGTGGTAAGTTATCAGGTATCAGAGTTACAAATCCTGGTCTTAATTACGACAGTGCAATTCTAACAATAGAGAGTCCACAATTACCTGGCGGATCTACTGCTACAGCAAGCATAGAAGTTTCTGGTGGTAAGATTTACAATGCTGAGGTATCACTATCTGGATTTGGATATACAGAAGCACCATCAGTTGTTGTCAAAGGCGTCGGAAATGGTGCTGGAGGATGCGAAATCGTGACATCTATAGAAATAGATACACCAGCAGTTAGAATGGGTGTAGCGGTTGATACGGATGGTGTTACACAATCAACAACTCCTACACATTTTGGATTTGATTATCCAGTGTATCTACAAAATGATACAGAATATGCTCTTGTAATTGAGACAGATTCTATTGACTATGAGTTATGGTCATCTAAGTTGGGAGAAACCGACATAGCAACAAGTACGGTCATCACAACTCAACCAGGTTTAGGTTCGGTTTACCGTTCTCAAAACACTGAGAGTTGGACAGAGGATATATTTGAAGATCTTAAGTTTACAATGTATCGTGCAGAGTTCAATACATCTAGACCAGCAGAACTTTTAGTTAAGAATGAAAATCTTGGTTATGAACTTCTAGAAACAAATCCATTTGAAACAAATGCTAGTGCTAACACTAACTCAACTTCTAAGTTATTCAAAAATAACAACTCTATTGTTAAAGTAAATCATAGAGATCATGGATTTGAGACCACTGGAAATTCTTATGTGTTCTACAGATCTGCTAAAGAAATTGGTGGTGTTACTGCATCTATTTTAAACAGCACATTATTCCAAGTAAGTAATTCTGGTGTTGACACATATAATATACAGTCGAGTTCTCAAGCTGCTGGTAATGCTATTGGTGGTGGAGATATGGTATATGCTACTTTCAATAGAAAGTTTGAAACATTATATCCACAAGTATCATACTTGTCATTTACAGGCACAACTTTAAACACAGAAGTTAAGACAACTAATGTAGTTCCTGTAGATTCTGGATCTGTAAATTATACATCATACGCACAAGCAAGTTATGAGAAAACATTTTTAAATGAACCACATTACTTTACTAATCAAAAATTCATTGCATCCAGTATCAATGAAACTTTGAACAATGTATCTGAGTCACTTACTTATAAAATGTCTATATCGTCTAGTGTGTCTCATTTAAGTCCAATAATAGACTTGTCAAGTGCTACTGTGAAAACAGTATCAAACAGAATTGAAAATGCTACTGGACAAGAAGATAGATTTGGTAGAAGAGATCAAGTTATTGAATTCTATCCTGTATATCAATTTAATCTTGCAGGAAATGGTGGTACACAATTACAAGCAGATCAAACAATTAAGGGTGTAACTACAAAAACAACTGGTACTATTGCTAGAGTCAATGGTCAGGTTGTATATGTTAGAGTTAAGACAAGTCAGTTCTTCCAAAAAGGAGAGACAGTAACACTAGGAAATCAATTGGGTCTTAGTGCAGTTACAGTAGATTCAAATCCATCACAGGTATTTGCTTCTATTGATGATGCTGCTACTGTCGTGGCACGTAATCCAAACATATTAAATGAGACTTATGACAACGTGATTACTGGTAAAGCAACTATATGGAATAGTCAAACTCAACAGTTAACTTTGAGAAATGATGTACAACCAATAAACGATGACTTTACTGGTAGAATAATTGATAATGTTCTCTTCAATAGAAATGCAGTTACTGGTGATCAACTTGCTGATATATTCCGTGTTGGTGATTTTGTTAAGTATCCAAATCAACCAGACGAAGAGAATGCATATCTTGAGGTTGGAAAGGTAATGTACACTAATGGTTTAGACTTTGTTGCTGAAGATACATCTAAGAATGGTTCTTCTATTGCTAAGTATGTAACTAAAGAAGTTACTATTACAAATCCAGCAACTGCGATTGATGTACACTTACTAGCAAATGTCAAAGACATTGGTGACCTTACAGTGTTCTTTAAATATAAGAAAGCATCTAGTCAAGAGAATTTTGAAGATATTGATTGGATATACTTTAACACATCAGGTGAACCAGATTCATTTGAAATCGCAACAAGTGAAAATACAATATCAGGTATTGTAGAGAAACAATCTTCTTATCAAGATTTAAAATATAGTGTTTCAGATCTTCCAGAATATTCATCATTTGCTATTAAAATTGTGATGTCTGGATCAGATCCTGCATTTGTTCCCAAGGTTCAAGATATAAGAGCAGTCGCTGCGTTCTAATTTCCGCATATGAAATTTGTCAAAGTGTCTGGACATGATGGTCTAGTGAGAGACCAAAAGACTGGTGCAATCATTAATCTTGATGATTCTGCCATAGAGTCTAGACGCAAATCAAAACAACTAGGTTCCGCACTGGACGACATAAATAAGTTGAAGAATGAAGTCTCTGAACTTAAGTCCTTATTAAGAGAGTTAATCCAAAATGCCAGCAGTTAATGTAGCACGTACTGATACCTTTGAACAGCAAAGGGTCAAAATAAATGATATAAGTACCCAAATATTTACAGTTACCGCTGGAGGTTCAGACCTTTCAACAGGTAATTTAAAACTAGGAGATGGTTTAGTATCTGCTCCTAGTTTAGCATTTGTAAATGATGTCTCGCTTGGAATATACCGTAATGGTACAGGTGTACTAGGTTTTGCTAGTGCAGGAAAGAAATTATCAGATCTTGCTGCGACAAGTGTCAAATATTATAGAGACTTTATAATTGAGAAAAACAGTCTTGATACATTAGGTATTTCAATTACTAATACTGGTTCTAACTATGATGGAGGAACTTACTCTGAAATTCCTGTCATAGGTGGTACTGGTGATGGTGCAACTATAGGTGCAACTATAGATGGATTTGGTGGAAGTATAACTCAAGCAGGTAGTGCATATACACCTGGCGTTTACTTAAACATTCCTGTTGTTAGTAATGGTAGTGGTACTGGTGCTACTATTGATTTCACTGTTGATCAGATATCTGGTGCAATTACAAACGGTGGTATTAACTACTATCCTGGATCATATACAAACCTCAATGTAACAGGTGGTAGTGGTACACAGATGACTGCTGATGTGGTTGTATCTTCTTTTGCTGCTACTGTTACATCTGGTTCAAACTATCCTAGTGGTATATTCAAAAGTATTCCATTAACAGGTGGTAATGGAACTGGTATGTTGGTTAACCTCAACGTACAGAATGGTGGTGTACAACCTTTTGGTGGAGTTACCAGTAGTGAATTTGTATCTGTTACATCAAACTATACTGTAGGTGATGTATTAACAGGATCTATTCCTCTTGCAGGAACTCAAACATTTATAGTTAAATCTTCTTTAGGTAACAAATATTTCATTGATGGATTTTTAGGTGGAGATTTTAACCTACTAAAAGGAAAAACATATGTCTTTGATTGTAGTGATAGTACAAACAATCAACACCCAATTTTCATATCTACTACACAAGATGATGCTAACACTATTCTTGATGCTGCAGATGGTGTTACATATGAATTAGATGGATCTACTGTAACTGGTGCACAATTTCTTGCTGGTTACTTTGCTGCAGCAACAAAAGTAATAACATTTGCAGTCCCATCTAACCCAAATAATTTAATTGTATATTATGGATGTAGTGTTCACCCACTTCAAGGTGGTTCATTAACTCTTACTGATCCAAATTCACAACAGAATGGATTCCAATTAGTTGTTGATACTATTGGTGGTACAGTATCTGAATTTATTGTTAACGCACCTGGCGATGGAAGTTATGCAGTAGGTGATGTAATTAGTATTGCTGCTGCAGATTTATATGATGTAAACGGTGCAGATGCTGCAACATTAGGTTCTGGTTTACAGATTACTCTTGGTGGTAACTTTGGTGCGATTGCTGCATTAGATCAGATATCTGATTTTGGTAGTGGTTATACAACTGGTGATCTATTAACTCTTGCTACTGCAGTCAATAATGTTACAACATATGCTAGAGGAGAACTTTCGTTTTTAGGTGTTACATTTAACTCTAACGCTGGTGTAACAGCAATACAATATAGTGGTATTGCAGCGGGTGGTGCTAATAATTATAATAATATTTTAGTTCAAAACTTAACTTCTGCTGGTTCTGGATTGCGTGTTAATGTCGAGGTTATATTTGCAGGAGGAAATAATTCATATAATGCTGTAACCATTGTTGCAGCGGGTCAGGGATACTTACCAGGCGATACACTGTATATACCAGGTAATCAACTTGGTGGTGCTGCTGGTGTTCAACCAGGTTCTGGTGGTAATGACCTTGCAATTAGTGTTGATACTATTGAGGCAGGAAGTCCACAAGTTACTGTTGCTAGTACAACAGGTGTTGAAGTTGGAGATAGTGTTGAACTAATTCAGAATATTAATAACACAGCACAAATTCCTGCTAATGTTACTGTCGCTAGTGTTGACAGTGCAACACAGTTTACGATGTCTGCAGGACCTACACAACCAGGTCAGGCAGATATAAAAGTTGTTAACCAAAATCAAACTTACCTAACAGTTGCAGATAGTTCTAATATCGTTGCTGGAATGGTTGTAGTAAAAGTAAGTGGTAATGGTGAAATTATTGCTGGATCTACAGTTACACAAATTGTAGATGCTACAACTGTAGAGTTATCAATTCTACCAACCATAGCTGGTGCACTGGTTGTTAATTTTGAACCTGAGTATGGTGGTGGTAGTGGATTTGAGTATACTGTTGGAACTCTAGGTTTTGCTAGTGAAGTAACCATAGTAGATGGTGGTAATGGTTATACAATAGGAGATGTCTTAAATGTAAGTTCATTTGATCTTGTACAACCAGAAGTATATGCTGT